AAAGTCACCTTCAAGGTCGGCGGTCTTGGTATCGCCAAAGCGAACAAGGTAGCCCTTGACGTAGCCCAGCCTGTCGCTCTTGATACCGTCTACGGTAGATGTCAGCAAGTCCATGGCTTCACTATCCCACATACCCTATTGATCCATCTGTCGGTTAGCAATCTCACGCTCCCACTCCATTGGAGTGCGTGGCCGCCGTACCGTGATGCCGAACTCCTTCAGCGGGATGATGCTGGTAGTCGGCCCCCAGTCGCTGTTTTCCTTGACCCGTACAAAGTCAGAAAGCGGCTTGCCTTCCTTCCATAACCGGTAGCGGCCTTCACCCATGATTTCTTCTATCTCGCTATCGTTGAGACCAGCAAGAATCCGATCAGGCGTGGCTACCTCTGGGCGGGTATCAGGGATGCTACTATCGCCGGTTATCTCTGCCCAGCTCAGCGTCTCCGGTATCATCACGCACCGGCAGTTCGGATGGCTTGGCATGATGGTGTCTGTGGCTTGCAGGGTGCCGGACAATGCCAAGCAAGCAAGGCACACCCGCGCGTCTTGCGTAGCCTGCCGCCGGTATCCGGTCACTGCGCCATTCTCGGTGTATAGTTGCCGCTGTGCTTCCCGGCTTGCACGTATCATCTCGGTACGGGCTATTGTCTCGGCTCGTTGCCTACCGATATCTGCCGCCTTGCGTACCCGCCGTGCTACCGTGCGTGGGCCTTCACCAAGGCTAATGCCTTGTACCAAAGCCATCTGCATGGCATCCGTGGTTACTTGGGGGATGGCATCGAATAAGACAGCCAGAGGGCTACCATCGCCTGCGAACCCGACAAAGGCTTGGAGTTGTTCATCAGGAAGACTTGTCCAGCTACTACCAAGGGTAACGCCTGCGGGCTTTTTACCCGCTGCCGCTTCCACAAGGCGCGGCGTTGCCTCATTAGCAAGGATAGCGGCTTGTAGCTGCCCATCGGCTGTAATCACTGCCCCTTCCACGCTGAACTTCTTAAGGTTACGTCCTAACTCTTCGATGTTATCTATGATCCGCTGGCGCATCCAGAGTATGGTTTCGCTTGGCGGTTCCCCGTTGGCTTCACGCTCGGCTATCCGTCCCTCCAGCGCTTCAAGCTCATCGATGCTGGCCTTGGTGGCTGCCTTGTATGCGCGTTGCATCCGGCTGATGGCTACGCCTTCACGCTCCAGTAGGTCATTACGGTACTTCTGCCCAGCGGCATAAATTCTGCCCGTGCCTGTGTCTACTCGCTTGAGCTGGTCTCCAGCTCGTACCCGTAAAAAGGGTGAGACTTATACACTACCCCCGGAGTGCATACGTGGTCGGTGTCAAGGCTCTTGCCGTCAGGTTGCATAGCGTCCCGCTTGGATGTAGACCAGCGGAAACCGGCATCGCCGCCCCACAAGTCCCAGGCTACGCGCCCGGGACTGGGGAAGCCCTCTTCACCGCTGTTGAACCCTTCGGCCTTCTTATCGACTTCATGACGGCTGAAGAAAGAATACATCCGCAGTATCGTGTCTTCGGAAAGTTGCTCTCCATTCACGATTTGGTTAGCCCTTGCAAGGCCTACCCGCGTCCCGCCATCAAAGCCTTCTGCCTTCCAATCAAGCGCCCGTTGTGCTGCTTCGACCATGCCGGCGTTCGGTACAAACTTCATCTCGTACGCTTTGGCTTCATCCCGCAGGGTAACCGGTGCGGCTCCTGTGTGCTGTACTGGGAGGTTGAGGAAGTTAGTAACGCTACCCGGATCGTAACCGGAACGAATGAGGATACCTGCCGCGTTGGTTGTCTCTGCCAGCGATGCACCCGTGCCAGCCTGTACGCTGATAGCGGATGGATGCAGAACCCCGGTATCTTCCGGCACGGCTTCAAGGCCTGCTATGCGCTTGGCTTCAGCCCGATCGATGATGCCAGACTTATACAGGCGCTCTGCTCGTGTGGCTTCCGCTTGCATATCGTCTGCAAGCGCCCTGACCGTTTCAAGGTCATACATAACGTAATCACCCTGCTGTGTCTCAGGGTATTCTGGCAGCAGGTCAGCGGTGATAGCATCCGCCAAAGTACGGAGCAAAGGCACCATGCCATCTTCCCATGCCGCTTGCTGGGCGCGTTCGTAATTACTATAGGTAGAGCGCTCTAAGCCGCTTCCAAGTCCTAAGACCATCGGGTTGATGCCAAGGGCTGAACAGATACGCTCCTCCGGTACACGCCGTACGGAGTCAAGCGCAAGCTCGGAAGGAGTAAGGCTAACCCTATCCATCTTGTAGGCACCGGTCATAACCACGATGCCGCCTGAACCGTCCCCGGTAAGGTCTTCGTGCAGTTGCCGCTTGACCTGTCTCGCGTCATCCATGCTCATGTCTACCGATGTCTCTTTGGCATCAGGCCCGACAATGAGGCTAGGCATAGCACCGTTAGCCAAGAGTCCGTATGCGGTTGTACTGGCTGTGTTATCGGTTGCAATCTCCCGCAGGACAGCGGTAAGCGGCGCTCTACCAATGCGGATGTCGCTTGGGTCACGACCGTACCGGATGTGGATTATGTCGGATACCGGGATGTCAAAGGAGCGGCCATCCGTGGTGTAGATGTAGTGCGTCAAAGGGTTTACGCCATTACCAACCGGTCGAACCATATCCTGCGGTAGAAACTGCAGAGCGGTCACCGTGCCACGGGTGGAAGAGCGAATCTTGCGGAGGTAGGTGTTGCCAAACAACTTGTAATCTTGTATGACCCAGCCCCAGAACAAAGACCCCATAATCATCGGATCAGGTTGCGCCATTAACTGAATGACTGGGTGGTCTTCTACCGGGTCTGCCTGCTGGCTGTCTACCGGTCGGTAGAGCCTTGGTGTTGCCTGTGGGTAGTTCCGCACATACCAGTCAATCGCTGATGCAACAACGCCGTTTAGCCCAAGGTCACCGGCTACCCTTGCCCAGTCCTTAGTGCTTCCAGGGAGCGCCCGGCGTAGCAATGTCTGCAGCTGACCAGAGCCGTAACCGGTTAGGTAGATGTCCCGCGACTGGCTGAGTGGCAGCGGGAGTGCTTGTGTCGGGTTGGCTGCGGCTTTGCGTCCGAGGAATCGATCAAATATACCCATGCCCTAGTATCCCACAGAAACAAAAAAGCCCCCTAGCGGGGGCCTGTGGTGGTTTATAGGTTTAGATTGTTGATATTGCGATGCGTGCCATCTTTGCGTACTCAGGTTCTAGATCTGTTACAACTTCACCGGTCGTTACATTGACATACAACTTTGCGTTGATGATGCGTCCAGCCTTGCTGTTGCTAATGCGTTCACCGTTCAGTGTAACGTTACGCAGTGATCCGGTTTTATAGCATTCAACTTCAAGACCAAGAATGTGTTGTGGCTTGAAGTAAACCCGGTGATTCGTTCCGCCCGTCCACTCCTTGCCGCCTGCCTCTACCAACCGTGTAATAAGTTCCATTGTCATATCTCCCTGCTTGATGTCACCAATATACACTTTAGGTATATACACGTCAAGTATATAAGTAGATATATTTTAGACGGCACCCCAGCCCTTGCGTTGTCCGATTACCTGCCAAGCGTAGGCCATTGCGTCTACAACGTCATCATGCCTGCCAACTGGGAACGACAATAGTTCATCCTGCCAGTACGGTGGCAACCCGTCAGCGTGTACAACTTGCCCTTGCTCGTACCGGGCTTCCAGTGGTCCAAAGCGGGTCACTTTGTCCCGGTCTGGCCTGATGCCCCGTATCGGTAACTTAGTCCGCCTCATGAGTTCTTGTACGACAGCGGCTTGGTACTGAACCTGCTCGATGCCAATCATGGTGGGCTTCCACTTCTCGGCCATCATCTCAATGAACCTGAGCACGGATGCAAAGTCGGCACGGGTACGGTTGACATCCAATACATAAATAGTCCCGTCATCACCACGGGCTAAAGCAACCACGGCGGTATAGTCTGCCTCTGCCTTGGTACTGATGGCAAGGTCAACACCAAGGTACACCGGCAAACCTTCAGGGACATCACCGTACCGTAGCCACTCCCGCTTGATTCTTGCTCCTGCCGCATCAACGAACTCTGCTAAGTACTCTTGTCGGAAGGCTATGCTAGGCAAGGATTCACCAGCCTTGGCTACCTCAGCTGCATCTATCCAAGGGTTAGCGGTGGTCGGCATCTGCCAACTCATCCAGTCTGGATCTAAGGCAGCCATGGAGTGCAGGGTCTTGAAATAGTTACT